TCAAGTGGGTGCCTGATTGTAGGTTTGTATTCCGAAGTTTACCTCCTACACTGTACCTATTCTTTACAGCATCCCTCCTCAGGATGAGGTAATTCCTAAACTCATTCCATTCCTTAAATCCCATAGCACTCCTATTTCAAGCACACAACTCCGCCTGTGGACTCAGCAAATTCCTCTGCTTCTTCTTTGCTCTTAAAGAATGTCTTAGATGTAACATCCCCATTTTTGCCGAAAAGCAACACAGAGAACTCTGTGAACTCCTTAGGCTGTTGAACAGGGCCGAGGACTTTATCTAGCAGGTCTTCAGTTTCAGGTTCCTTAGAAAGCCATCCAAGGTACTTTAAAGCCTTATTTAAGTCCTCTGTGCCATTCTTCTTATCAGAGCGAAGTATGTACTTAATCACATTACCCTTATAGAATCCTTTAAGCTCCTCAGGGGTAAGGAAGTTCTCAAGAACCTCCATTACCTCTAGTCCTTTGGAGCCTCTGTAGTGGGATGGGTTATTTACCACATCCTCCTTATGACCAGTCGTCTTCGTCATCTTCTACTACCCCATCTTCCTCAGAGTCGTCAGAGGATGCCTCAAAGATGTCTGTAACATTCCAAGTAGGTTTGTCATTATAAGGCTCACCCTCTTCAATCTTGATAGTCACAAAGCGGTCAACGATTTCATCTGTTTCAATGTCCTTGCGGTCTGGGTCAATGCCAATAGCGGTAAGCAAACGGTACAAGTCTTGGCGACCAAAAGCTGTGTCATACATACGGAGCTTGATTACTCCAAAACCTGGACCACGGAAAACTACTTCCCAGAATAGGAGACCTTTCTTAGATTCCCCTGAAACAAGTGCTTGAACCTGTGCAAGATATTCCCCTGGAGTATACCCACTAAACTCTTTCTTTTTAATAGGTTCTGCTGTCATGTTAAGTAATACCATTATTTAGTCTCCTCTTTTACTTCTTCTTTTGTTTCTTTCTTAGGTACAATACCTTTAGTCAAATCTGTGAGAGCCTTAATAGTAGGGCTTTCGAGAGCATCTGGAATAAGTGTTCCAGGTTTACGAGTTACCTTGAGTGTGTAGATAGGGTTTCCTGCTACACGCACTTGGTAGAAGTCCTTGACCTTACGCTCACCTTTAATGAACTTGCTCTTTGTGATACGTTCTGAGTGACCCACCACACGAGAAGATGCTACAAGATAAGAGCGAACAGAATCCATAAGGTTTGGTACTGTCTGCTGAGGTACATCATCACTGATACCCTCTTCAATGTTGATATTCTTCTCTTGACACAGGACTACTACTTGTTTTCCTTGGTAAGAGAGTGCTACCAAGTCATCTACAAGACCCTTAAGTAACTGACTTGCTTCACCATAGTGGTTAATCAGCATCTTTTTAGCCTTGTTTTGTTCAAGTACGTACTTGTAGCAAAGTTCTTGTACGTTTGTGAAGTGGTCTACAACCACGTTATCAAAGCCTTTTGCTACCTCGAATGCCTCAAGAACATCCTCGAAAGTCTCACATTCAGCCACAGATACCTTATCCATAGCGCTATCAACAGAAGCAAGACCTTTATCTGTGTCAATAACAAGTGTGGTCCCATCTTTAAGAGAGTTAATCAAACTCGTCTTACCTGAACCACTAGCCCCATAGACTGTTACCATTGTGTGGAGCTGGATTTTACTTAGTTTCTTTAGTTTCATTTTAATCCTCTATTTCAAAAAAGCTGTTACAATATCGTACATGGCCCAAGTGCTTAAGATTCCAAGGACTACATAAAGACCTTTTCCAATCTTGTTCTCTTGTGACCAAGACTTTTTTATTGCCCAAGCCACTGTGCCGTACATCACAATAGCCCAAATAAGTCCTAACATTTTATTCTCCTTTACTTGTAGAGCCGAATCCACCTACACGCTCCGCTTCAACCTTATCTGGTCCAAAATAAGCGTGGAAGAAGATTCCCTGTGCAATCTTCTCGCCTGTTTGGATAGATACTGGCTCATCTGTGGTATTCTCGATAATCACTCCAATATCCCCGTCATTTGTAGGATTGCTATAGTAATCACTATCGATTACCCCACAACCTAGGAAGTGATGCAGGCCCTTCTTGTGTAAAGATGACCTTGAGAAAATACCTAGCCAAACATCTGGAGGCATTGAGCACTTAACGTGCGTAGGAATCAAGACCTTGGAGTTTGGCTCAATAACCACAGGATGAGGACAATGAAAATCGTAGCCCACAGAGAACTTGGTAGCTCTAGTAGGGAGCTTAATATCAGCGTAGTCATAACCTTTACATACCTCAAAAGCTACCTCAATTATCATCCAATGCTCCTTTAAGAGTGAGCTTGAGCTCTGTAAGCTCTTCTTTGGCCTTTAACAGCTCGATATAGGTCTTTGGAGACAAGGTAAGGGTTTGTACCCCACCTATACCTTCAACGAGCTCAGAGAGCGTATGAGAGGACTTAAAATCTTCTAGCACTTTTTCCTTTTCGTTCCTTAGTTCTGTGTAGTAAATTCTGTAGGCTTCATCCATAACTTTCTTTTCCATCCGTTCTCGGACTTCGACAGCTGTGATAAAAGACACAACAGAAGTTAGCACAATAATCATTACAATAACCCAAATCAAGAAATTACTGTCCATTTGTATCATTTTCTCCTTCTATTTCTTCCCAGTAGCCTTGCTCTGCAAGCCACTGTTCCCAACATTCTTCACAGTAGGACATTCCCTCTTCTGTAGTCCCTACTTGACAAAATGCACATTCGTACTTAGCCATGACCTTTGACCTCATAATAGTCTACTCTATAGCCATCGCCATAAAACGTATGGTAGCTACGTGCATTCCCTATAAGGCTTTTTAGGTCAATATACGTATCTCCTGTGAACGTACCTTTGACAGTTGAGACCACAGCGTGTGTGTAGTAAGGCTTGAAAGCCTCAAAGGCTTCTTTACCTCCTATCACATATAGGTTCCTGATACCATCGTGCTCATATAAGGCAATGACTTCCTCAGTACAGCTACACACGGTTACCTCTTCTCGAAACTCCCCTACATCTAAGTAAGGGTCTCTTGTGAGGATAATATTGTGCCTATAAGGCAAAGGCCTACTACCAATACTTTCCCAAGTCTTTCTTCCCATCACCACAATCTCATGTGAGGTCCTATTCCTGAAAAAGTTTAGCTCTTCCTTGTTGTACCAAGGTAGCCTACTGTTTGCTCCAATAAGGCCGTCTTGGCCTTTTGCTACAATTAGTGTAATCATAAATCCCCCTAAACAGCTAGGTCAAACTTCATCTTAGGCAACCTAGGGTTGTAATCCTCCATCACAAAGTCATCAATCGTTATGTCAAAGAAATTGGTCCCTTTAGGGCAAGTTAGGCGTAGCTTAGGTTCTGTGGACCTATTAGTCCTATTCATCAGTGCATAGGCTTTTCTATACTGGTTTGTATAGATGTGTAGGTTATTTACAAAGTGAGTAAACTTACCTACCTCCCAACCAAAATGACAAGCAATCATCATCTGTAAAGCTACATACTGGACTTGATTGATATGTAAGGCTACAAGCATATCTGAGCTTCTCTGAATTAGAGCACAGTCAAGATACATCTTGTCGTTCTCTTTTCTCACATCAAACATTACTTGGAAAGCACAAGGAAGTAGTCCTTCTGTTTCCTCAAAGTCCTCATATTGCCACAGATTAATAATGTTCCTACGGTTCCAAGGGTTTTCTTCTAAGCCTTTCAGCAACTTATGGATAATCCGATATTTTCGGACTGTAGCGCCGTAGCGCTGACCGATAGTCCCTGTGTTCCCTACTTCCCATAGGTTCCAGTAATGTACCCCATACTTTTCCTGTAAGAGGCTTAAGTCATTTGAACCATCTTGGTAAATCCACATAATCTCCTTTATGGCAGATTTCCAAGGAATGGGTCTTAACTGTGTAATAGGGAACTCATCCTCGCTAAGTTATAGCTCACTGAGTAGTGTGTAATGTACTTGGCAAAGGCAGGCTTCCTAGATTTAGCATAAATAGCTCTAGTCTGTTCTGTGACTGTACCATGCTCTAGCACATTTTTAATTGCAAGTTTAAATTCTCTGTCTACCCAAGACATACATTCTCCTAAAATAAAAGAAGAATGAGGACTTGCCTATTGGCAATACCCTTATTCTTCTGGTGTACATGGCACCTCTAGCACTACAGAGGCTAGTAACGAACAGTAAAAAGTAAATAAGTAAGTAAGGAGGTAATCATTCATCGTTACTAACCTCTATGGCACCAGAGGTGCTTTTAAATTAGTTGGTTACAGGAACCAAGAAAGCCTCATGGTTGAATTGAGGGAAGCGTTCCTCAATCTCAGCCTTGGTGAACTTACCAATTTTGTCAGTTCCTTGACCGAGCACATCAGCCTCATCAGTGAATCCTGAAAGTTGACCATCAGCATTGATAGCGATGTAAGGCGCTTTTACTCTACGAGGTTTCTTACCTACGTAGATGATGTAGCGTTCCTCAGTAGCAACCTCTGAAACTGTAGCAAAGCTGTAGCAACAGCTTGAGCGATAGCGTTAATTGTTCAGTTGTAAACATATCTGAACCTCCCTTTCTTTTTGGGTGTTTAACGAGGTTTTCCCTACCTCTTGTATTAAGTATAGCAGAAAAATTTCTGCTTGTCAACCACTTTTTAAAGAAATTTTTAAATTTCTTCAGATTCTTCCTCATCAAAAGGCTCGAACCATTTTTCAAGGTATTCATCAAGGTCTTCTGCAACCTCTCCGATATAAACACGATATAGGTAATCGTAAGCATCAGGCATGTGTTCCCCTACAGAATACATCCTTAGGGAATCCCCTTTTTCCTCTAGCATTTCAGCCATTCCACAGAAGTTGTTAAACACCTCTTCTGCTTTGTAAGGGTTGTAACGGAACTCAATGCGCTTGAAGCGGTACATTCTCCCTGTGATTTTCTCCTTAGGATTCACACAGTCGAACCTAAAGCCTCGTACCTTAAAACCAAGCTGAGTAGCAACATACATATACATATCTGCTTGGATGGCGTATTTCATTTTGTCTTCTTGTGGAGCACTAGAGTAGGTCTTGTAGTCCACAAGTGTAACTGAGCCATCTTTGTGAGGAATAATCGCATCAATAAAGCCAATAAACTTGTTTCCCTTAGTTAGAGTATAATCAAGTCTATACTCTGTATGAATGACATCCTTAAAGGCTTCTTTGCCATATTCATCCAAATAGCGAGACACAGCAAGTAATCCACCTTTTTCAGCTTCTTCCAGAAAGCCCTGCTCTCTTGCTTCCTGCTTTACTATCTCAAGCATTTCCTCGAACCCTACTGAGCCCTTAGAAGATGACAGGATTTCCATAGCCCTGTGGAATACAGTTCCTCGGTCCATGTATTTTTCTGCTTCTGGGTTCTTTAGGGGCTTATAGCCTGCAACATATTTACACCAATGTTTCCAAGGATTTTCGAGGAAAGTGTTGATTCTTGTAATACTGTATTTTCCCATTTAATTATTCAAACCTCTTTATTTCCCATCTTTCTCTGATATAGGCCTCTACTATATCAAAGTAATCTGCTTCTACCTCAACATACGGCATAACCTCTTCAATGAACCTCAGGAAAGGTAATTTCTTTTGCTTCCCTATAATGGACACAGAGAGTATAGATGCCACTTTTCTGGACACACGAGGGTAGTCAAGGTTGTAGATACTATCTCCTAGAACAGCCTCAAGTCTTAGCCTGTTATTTAGGTTTGGTACCACCCCTCTGTTTTCCCATTGGTATACACTCTGCACAGGTACATCTAAGGCCCTAGCCAGTCCTGCTTGTGATAATCCCCTAGCCTTTCTGAGTCTTGCCAAACGGCGAGAGGATGGAGTGCTTCTCACGGATAGTAAACACCTTTCTTACATCGTTCAGAGGCTTTTCTACATAAGGTTCAAAAACAATAAATGGTTTGTATTCAGGGAACAAGGTCTCCAGTTCCTCTTTTGTTGAGGTTTTCACAGTCAGCTCAGACTTCTCCACTGAATATCCATAGCGCTCCTTGTGCTCCCCTTGGTATTTACATAGGTACTGACCAGTAGGCAGTTTAACCATATAGTACATAGGTGCTTCTGTGTTCCATTTCTTAGTAAGGATTGCTGTTCCTAGAAGCTCTACAAGCTCGCTGACATCCTTTTTCCATTCCTTTAGAAGCAATCCACGGTAATAATGCGTTGTTGTGGTGTTGCTCCGTAGAACATAGTTTAAATATCCTAACGCACTTATCTGTGCACTCAAGGTATCCAGATTCAGTGTACTCATAAATTGTGCTTGTATTCCTGTAAGCTGAGGAACTTCCACACGGATAGTCACTACATCCCCAGACTTTTCTTGTATTTCCCCAAAGATTTCCATAAGTTTTTGGTAAGTTCCTTGCTTCAGTTTTTCTGGTGCTTTTTCCCAACGGGAAACTGTTGCAACACTTACTTCCATTTTGTCTGCAAGGTCTTTCAAAGTCAACCCTTGTTTTGTTCTTAATTCTTTAATATTCATGTGTGTCTCCTAAAATTACTATACACAAACTCTTCTGCTCTGATTCTTACTTTATATTTATCAACATTGCTCATCATAAAATCTTCGCTAATAGTATAAACATAGAGACCTTCTTTATAAATAAAATTACTTCTTGTTCTCAAACAGAACCAGTTACTTCCTCTGAGCTTTGGATTATCTACCAACGAATCTTCTGTACATAAGAGAAACCCATACCTATCTAAAGCTCTTAACCCTTTTTCTCTCATTTCGTTTGGGAAATGTATACATATTGGTTCTTGTAATAGTACGCATCTTGTGACTTCCTTAACTAGTTTATCTAGTTGTGTATCCATATATTACCTCCTTACTTTTACTATATATATGGTACCACTTTTTACCAACAAAGTCAAGAGAAAAGTGAAAAATTTTAAAATAAATTTCTCACTATTTCATCTGGTCTGTTAAGCATGCGCTACACGGAGTAACTTCATACCCTAAAAACATAGCAATTACTTGGTTAGCCAAGCGAGATTGCTCCATAAAAATAGATTTCATGTTCTCATCTGATAGATTAACCTGCCAAGCCTCAAAGGCTGTGATTGTAGCCACTAGGAGGTGTTTTAAGAGGCACCAAACATCTGGATTACCTGAACCATCGCCTTGTGCTTTGAGGGCCCTCATAGCCTCTCTACGGGCCTCTGTTGTGGTCTTAAGTAACATAGTCGCATCAGCAATTTTGCTCTCAAGTTCTTAACGTTGTCAATATCCTCTTGTGACTGAAACTCAGGGCTTCCGTCATGGTACCAAAAAATCATTTGGTCCTCATACTTACGAATAAGAATATTCAAGTGATACTCACTTGCTCCCAAGTGCATGATATTTGTGATAATATCCTCCGTGATTCCCACAGAGCTTTCTTTATTTGTCATTTAGCCTCCAAAATCTGGTTTACTCTGCTCTGGACCTTAACATAAAGAGCCCCCAGAGCCTGTTTCCTTGTTTCGCCATTACCAAAAGTACCTTTAAGTACTTCCTGTGCCAGCTTTTCAATGATTTCCTTATCTACATCCTCAAGGTGCATAGGTTGTTCTGTCCTTGGTCTACTAGGTTCCTGTAGGGCAAGAATCCCAACTACCATAGCAGAAAGCATCAAGGTACCTATTACCACAAGAGGGGTAACTGATATAAGATATTCTAACATAAGGCTACTTCCTCTCTATCTTTATCCACATTCATTTCAGAAGCATAGGAAGATTCTCCCTGATTAGCGTAGACGGACAGAACAAAGTCAGCAAAGCCTTCCTTTTCCGCCCAATCAAAAAACTCTCTAATAGTCATCATAAAAGTTTCATCCTAAATTTACCTGCAATAACCTATACCGCTTATAGCTTGGTCTTCATAGGAACTTCCTAGTCTCAATAAGTTTAGGGGATTAGAGCCTCCAAGAGAAACTCTTTCTGCTCCTCCCTCTAGTAACCACATAGACTGCCATTTGTTTACTTCTCCTGTAAAAGTAATAGGTTCATTCCATACTCCCGTCCTTAAAGTAATCGTGACTAAATCTCCCTCAAAGATAGGGTTGCCATTAACATCATCATACCCTGAATACTCAAGGACTTTTAGGTCTTCCAAAGGCACAGAGAAATCTTGTCCGCTACTTTGGTATCTTACTGTGGCCTTTCTGGGACGAAACTGCACAGACAGACTTCAGCTAGTTCCTGTCTTTCTCTATCCCAGGCTAAATAACGCTCTTTAAATT